ACCCGGACTGCCGCTGCGACCTGCTGCCGGTCCTCAACCAAGAAGGAGAGGAGTGATGGGTATGACCCGCATGTTGCCCCCCAATACCACCGGCACCGACATGATCACCGTCAACGGCCGCACCTATACCGCCGCGGCTGGCGCGTTCATCGACGTGCCTGACTTCGACGCGGTCGTCATGGCCGCGAACGGCTGGGTCAACGCCTCCGTGGGCGGCTCCGGGACCACCGCCCAGCGCCCCGTGAGACCGGCCGCCAACACCGTCTACATGGATACGTCGCTGTCCCTGCTGATCATCTGGGACAGCAAGGCCTGGCGCAACAAGATCACGGGGGCCGCCGTATGAAAAAAATTGAGGTCTTTTTCCCTTTCACCAAGATCGACGTCGAGAAGCGTGAAGTCTGGGGTCGGATCACCCAGGAAGCACCCGACAAGTCGAACGAAATCTTCGACTACGACACCAGCGTCCCGTTCTTCAAGGCGTGGAACGAGGAGTTCACCGCCCGCACCGACGGCGAGAGCGTCGGCAACGTGCGCGAGATGCATCAGCCTTCCGCGGTCGGCAAGTTCATCGCCATGGAATACCTGGACGACGAGAAGGCCATCGACGCCGGCTGCAAGGTCACCGATGACGGCGCCTGGCAGAAGGTGCTCGACAAGGTCTACACCGGGTTCAGTGTCGGCGGCGGCTACGTGAAGAAGTGGAAGGACGGCAACTTCACCCGGTTCACCGCCAAGCCCTCCGAGACGTCCCTTGTGGACAATCCCTGCCTGGGAAAGGCCGCCTTCACCCAGATCATCAAGATGGACGGTGACGACGCCCAGGCGACCGTGGGCGAGCTCCGCAAGGGCATGGGCGCCCTGGGCGACCTGGCGCAGCTGATCCAATGGCTGGGCTGGATGTGCACCCGCACCGCCGACGAGGCTGAGCAGGAGGGCGATAACTCCCCCGTGCCGGCCGAGCTGGTCGCCTGCCTGACGTCCCTGATCGAGGCCTTCAAGGCCATGACCACCGAGGAGACGTCCGAGCTGCTCACCTACATCCCGGCGCCGGCCGATCAGCCCGACCCCGAGATCATGGCCATGGCCGCCAAACTGGCCAAGGGCGAAGGCTTCGAGGACCTGCTCAAGGCCAAGTTCACCGCGGTGGACAAGACGAAGCTGGAGACCCTGCACAAGGTCGCCGTGGACGCCGTCAACGCCCTGGCCGAGGTCTGGGCGGAGAACCCCGACGCCGAGGTCACCGGCTCCGAGAAGGGCGCCGCGGCCGGCGACCTGCAGAAGATGGCCACCCTCGAAACCGACCTCGCCAAAGCCGCCGACGACCTCACCAAAGCCCATTCCACCATCGACACCCTGACCAAGCGCATCCAGGAGTTGGAGGCCCTGCCCGCGCCGCCCAAGGGGGTCATCAACGCGAACGTCACCGTCTCCAAGTCCGACGATGCAGCCGACGCCGACCTCCTGAAGCAGGCCGAGGCCATCGACAAACTTCCCCCCGAGGAGCAGGCCCGCCTCCTCATCAAGGCCGCCCACCAGGCCCGCCGCTAGTTCTGTCGCCCTTGCCGGAACAGACCGGCCTGGCGCACCCCCTTTGCCGGTCACCCCGGCCCCTCGGAGGAACCACAAATGAGCACCGCTGAAATTCTCAATCTCCTGAAAGCCGCCCAGGCGGCCCCCATCATGGACGACCTGGCCAAGGCCTACGTCCAGAACAGCACCGCCACCCAGGGCCTGCAGCTCTACGACCTCGAAGCCCCGGCGAAGATACTGGTGCCCGTCCTGACCCCCCTGCGCAACATCATCCCGCGGCGCGTCACCGGATTCGGCTCCCAGGCGAACTGGAAGGCCATCACCGGCATCAACACCGCCAACCAGCGCGCCGGCGTCTCCGAGGGCAACCGCGGCGGCATCATCACCCAGACCACCGCCGAGTACCTGGCCGCCTACCGCATGTGGGGCCTGGAAAACAGCGTCACCTTCGAGGCCGACCTGGCCGTGGGTGGGTTCATGGACCTCAAGGCGCTGGCCGTCGAGCAGCTCCTGCAGTCCCTCATGATCCAGGAAGAGCGCCTGGACCTCGGCGGGAACACTTCCCTGGCCCTGGGCACCACCCCCACCCCCAGCCTCGTGGCTGGCACCGCCGGCAGCATGGCCACCCAGGGCGCCGCCTCGGTCATCTGCGTCGCGCTCGGCCCCCAGGCCTACCTGGACGTGGCCGGCCACAACGACGGCGTCACCGGGCAGATCTTCGACCCGACCTCGGCCGCCGTCCCCGGCCAGATCACCAAGACCAACACCGACGCCAGCTCCGACACCTTCGGCGGCGGTTCCGCCCAGAAGTCGGCCAACGCCACCGTCAGCGTCACCGGCGCGACCGGCTCCATCGCCGCCACCGTGGCCGCCGTCAAGGGCGCCTGGGGCTACGCCTGGTTCGTCGGCGCCACGGCCGGGACCGAGCGCCTGGCCGCGATCACCAGCATCAACTCGGTGGTCCTCACCACCTACCCCGGCTCCGGCCAGCTGGCCTCGACCCTCACCACGGTCGACAGTTCCACCAGCACCCTGGATTACGACGGCCTGTTCACCCAGGCGGCCAAGTCCGGTTCCAACGCCTACTACGCGACCCTGGCCACCGGCGTGGCCGGCACCGGCACGGCGCTCACCGCGGACGGCGCGGGCGGCATCGCCGACTTCGAGCTGGCGTTCGCCACCTTCTACAACCGCTACCGGCTGAGCCCCACCCGGATCTTCGTCAACAGCCAGGAGTGCATCAACATCACCAAGAAGATCATCGCCAACGGGGGCGCCCCGCTGCTCCGGTTCACCCTGGACGCCAAGGACATCACCGACGGCAAGATCCAGGCCGGCGTGGTCATCGGCAGCTACCTGAACAAGGTGATGAACGTCAACATCCCGATCCAGACCCACCCCCTGCTGCCCCCGGGCACCATCCTGTTCTACACCGACCAGCTGCCCTACCCCATGAACGGCGTCGCGGACGTGATCCGCAAGAAGCTCCGCCGCGACTACTACCAGCTGGAATGGCCCCTGCGCAGCCGGAAGTACGAATACGGCGTCTACGCCGACGGCGTGCTGCAGCACTACGCGCCGTTCAGCCTGGGCGTGATCACCAACATCACCAACGGCTAGGCCTGCCGCCCGGGGGTCCTGCTGGGCTCCCGGGCTTCCCTTCTGGAGCCCCCATGCACTTCTACCATCCCCAGAACACCGCGACCTCCCTTTCCTGGCAGGGCGAGCAGTTCGCCCCCGACGCCAACGGGGTGTTCGACCTGCCGGAAGCCGCCGGCGCCGACATGGCGGCCTTCGGGATCGTCCAGGGCGATCCGGCCCCCGCCGAGTCGGCCGAGATCGCCGTCCCGGTCAGCCAGTGGAAGAACGTCGACCTGCTGGCCCAGGCCAAGGTCCTCGGCCTCGAGCTGCCCCCCGACATCAAGCGCCCCGACCTGATCCAGGCCGTCGCTGCCGCCATGAAGGTGGCCTGACCCCATGTCCGCTGATCCGCTCGACCTCACAACCGTCGCCAACCTTCAGGCATGGCTGCGCCTGGCCAGCGTCTCCACGGAGACGGGGGTCGAACTGCAGCGGCTGGTGACGTCGACGTCGAACTGGATCCAGTCCTGGATCAGCCGGGCCATCCCCGATATGCCCTACGTCGACACCCTCGACGGGCAGGGCGGCGTCCGGCTGAGCCTGGGGAACTACCCGGTGCTGGCCGTGTCCAGCGTGGTGGTCGACGGCCAGACCATCCCGGCCTCCACCGGGCCCACCATCCCCGGCTGGGTCCTGAGCAACGACCAGGTGGTGCTCAGGTCCTACACCTTCACCCGTGACTTGGCCAACGTGGTCATCAGTTACACGGCCGGCTTCACCACCGTGCCGCCCGACCTCGAGCAGGCCTGCCTGGAACTGGCCGCCATGCGCTGGAAGGAACGGGATCGGATCGGGCACAGCAGCATCAACATGGCCGGGCAGACCACCGCCTTCATCATCAAGGACATGCCCCCCAGCGTCCTGACCATCCTCCAGCAGTGGAAGAAGGTGGTGCCGTGCTAGAGTTCGCCGCCCGCATCGCCGGCGCTGAGACCGTCATGTCTCAGCTCACCAGCCTCACCCCCCAGATCAAAGGACGGGTGAAGAACGCCATCCAGAACCTGACGACGGATCTGCTTCGGCACGTCAAGGAGGACAAACTCAGCGGCCAGGTGCTCAAGAACCAGACGGGCACCCTGCGCCGGTCCATCAACCAGAAAATCACCGAGATGGACGGCGCGGTCATCGGCAGCGTCGGCACCAATCTGTCCTACGCCCGGGCCCATGAGTTCGGCGTGGACATGACCATGCAGGTGACGGTGCGGGAACACATGCGCCGGGTCAAATCCCGCGACACCTCGTTCGTTCTGCGCGCTTTCAACGGCGACAAGATGCGCAACCGGACCATGGACACCCTGGGCACCACGGTCGTCCATTCCTTCCAGCGCAACCAGCACATCAAGCTCCCCGAGCGGTCATTCCTGCGCTCAGCCATGGACGACATGCGACCCGAGATCCGGCAGCAGCTGGTTCAGGCGTTCAGGGGGATGTTTTGATCGCCCGGGAATCCATCCTCACCGCCCTCTTCAACCTGTTCCAGGCCATGCCTGGGCTGATCACCGTGTCCCGCCGGCCGCGCTACTGGTCGGATGTCCCGCCCGAGGAACAGCCCGCGTTCTTCCTGGGCGCCGGGGACCAGACGGTGAAGAACGACCCCAGCGGCACGCCCGCCACCTGGACCCTGGACGCCACCATCTACCTCTACGTTTTCAGCGGCGACGACTCCGTGCCGCCCTCCCTCGCTCTCAACGGCTACCTGGACCAGATCGAGGCCCTGCTCGCCCCGCCGGCCCCGGGCACGCCCTGGCCCATGGGGTTCTGTTCTCTGGGCGGGCTGGTCAACCACGTCTGGATCAACGGCCCCATCACCACCTCGGGCGACGTGCTGGGCAGCCAGGGAATCGCCATGATCCCCCTCCAAATCCTCGCCAACGCCTGAAGGAGCCCCCATGCCCGAGATCAAAGCCATCCACCAGGAAATCGAAGCCTTCTGGGAAAACATCCGCGCCAACGTCTCGTCCCACATCGAGACCCCCCTCCACAACTTCATGCACGCCGAGAAAGAGGCCCTCAAGGCCAGGATCGCGGCCCTCTTCGTAAAGGAGGCCTGAGATGGCCCAGTACAATTTCGGCGTCGGCCAGGTCTTCTTCAAGCCGGCCGGGACCACCCAGCAGCCGGTCCAGGTCGGCACCCTGAAGGATGTCAGCCTCGACATCAGCCGCGACATCAAGGAACTGACGGGCGCGAACGCCTTCCCCGAGGACGTGGCCCTGGGCAAGGGCAAGATCACTGGCAAAGCCAAGAGCGGCCAGATCTTCGGGCAGATGCTCCAGTCCCTGATCGCCGCGGCCACCATCGCCACCGGCCAGACCCTGGCCGCCAACAACGAAATCGGCACGCCCAGCTCCAACACCATCACGGCGGTCAACAGCGCCACCTGGGTGGCTGATGGCGGCGTCTACGACTACACCGCCGGCAAGTGGCTCAGCATCGTCGCCTCGGGCCCGGCCACTGGTCAGTACAGCGTGGCGGCCGGTGTCTACACCTTCGCCAGCGCCGACGGCACCCACCAGATGGGCCTGTACTACACCTACACCGCGGCCACCGGCTACACCACCACCTTGGGCAACCCGCTCATGGGCGCGGCCACCCAGTTCCAGCTCTACGTTTTCAACACCTACAAGGGCATCCAGAGCGGCTACAAGCTCTGGGCCGTCGTGTTCCCGAAGTTGTCCTGGGACAACAAGCAGGACGACTACACCGAATGGGACATCGAGTTCCAGGGGTTCACGGATGGCACCACCAACAACGTGATCAGCGTCTTCACGAACAAGTGAGGCAGGGCATGGCCGAGAAACACGTCGTCACGATCAAGGGGCAGGCCTACAACCTGCCCCCCTTCACCGCCGGCCAGATGCGGCGCCAGGTCGACCCGGTCCTGCAGGCCACCCGGGACATCCTCACCCGGGCACAGGGCCTGCAGGAGGGCGACCCCAACGCCGAGGAGGTTCTGGATCTCACGATCCAGCAGCGCGACCTGGCCCGGCAGCAGGCCGACCTGGTGCTGGCGGCCCTGCAGAACCAGTATCCCCACGTCACCCTCGACGACGTGGAAACCCTGACGCCGGCCCGGATCTCCCAGACGTTCAACGAGCTCCACCAGCTGACCATCCAGGGGAGCAATGAGCCGGGGGAAACGATCCCCCAGACGGCGCCGAAAAAAAGGCGCTGAGCTGGGGGGAGATGTGGGGCCTGGTCATCACGGCCACGGGCTGGACCGTGCAGCAGCTGGAGGCCACCCCCTGGCCCGACGTCCTGGAACTCATGCACTACTGGGTCGCCTTCCCGCCCATCCACATCCTGGTGAAGAAGGGATTTTTCAAGGAAGCCGACCAGCCCCGCACCATCACCAACCCTGACGAACTACAGGCAGCCATTAAGGATTTCTGAGCATGGCCGACAATCCCGAACCCATCGAAGTATCCATCGTCGCCAAGATCCAAGGGCTGATGGATGGGCTCGGCCAGGCCACCAGCGGCGTGAAGAACGCCACCGCCGAGATGCAGGGTTCATTCGGAGGTCTGCAAAAGACCATCGAGAACCTGAAGGCGCCGTTCATCGCCATCACGGCCCTGCTCGCCGGCGGGACGATGTTCAAGGAGGCCATCAGCAGCACGGTCGAATGGACAATGGAAGTCAACAAGCTATCCAAGGTCCTGAACACCACCACCCAGGACGCCAGCGCCTGGGCCGTCATGCTGCACACCCTGGGGGTGAGCGGCGACTCCATGGACGGCGTGGTCCAGCGCCTGCAGGCCCGGGTCAATACCGGCGCCAAGGCGTTCCAGACCTGGGGCGTGGAAATCAAGAATGCCCAGGGAGGCGCACTCCCCATGGCCCAGGTCATCGAGAACATGGCCACGAAATATCAGGGCCTGTCGACCGACCAGGAAAAGAACACCATGCTGCAGGAGCTCACCGGCCGCGCCTGGCTGTCGATGCTCCCCATCATGCGCATGACCACCGAGCGCATGAACGAGGCCCGGGAGGAGGCCGAGAAACTGCACCTGATCGTCGGGCCCGATGGCGTGGCCAAGACGCTGGCCTATCAGGAATCCATGCGCAAACTGGAACTGATCCAGAAGAGTCTGCAGATCCAGGTGGGCAACGCCCTGCTGCCGACCCTGACCAGCCTGGGCGTCTGGCTGGGCCAGACGGGGCCTGGCCTGGCCGAGGGCATGGCCGCAGTCCTCAAGGGAATCATCACCCTGTTCGCCGTCCTCAAGACCACCGTGGAAGTCGTGGTCATCGCCCTCACCGCGCAGTTCCAAGTCATGTTCGACGGCCTGACCGCCCTGGGTGGGGTGATGTGGAAGCTGGTCACGGGCGACTTCAAGGGAGCCTGGGCTGAACTGAAAAACGGCTGGAAGTCGGTCGCCAATGATGTCCAGGCCGGAGCCGAGGGCATCGTGGGAAGCGTCAAGCAGACCGCCGACACCATGAAGAACCTGTGGGATCCGCCCGAGGCCGCTGCGGCCAAGACCATCCCGCCGGCCCCCCCCAAACCCGGGGGGAAGGGTGGCCTCGCTGGGGCTGCCGCTGCTGGCGACTCCGGTGAAGCAGAGTCGGCCAAGGAAGTGGCGATCTGGACGAAGGCCTACATCAAGAAGCGCGAGGCCGAGGTCAAGGTCGAACTCGACACCGCCAAGGATCTGGAACTGGCCAAGACCACCTCCGAGAAGGCCAGCGAGAAGACCCGCGAGGCCGGCCTGAAGGCCTGGGCGCAGAAGCAGAAAGAGCAGCTCCAGCAGCAAAAACAGATGTGGGACGGGTTCTTTACTTCCATGACTGGCGGGTTCCAGTCCTCCATCCAGGGGCTGATCCACGGGACCATGACCTGGGGCCAGGCCTTCGCCAACGTGATCAGCAACGCCCTGGACGGCCTGATCAACTTCTTCGTCCAGTGGGGTGTCCAGGAGGCCGTCCACTGGGCGACCGCCAAGGTCATGGGCGCCGCCAGCCGCACCGCCGAGGCAACCGGCGCCGCGGCGGTCTACGGCATCAACGCCATGGGCAGCGCCGCGGCCATCCCGATGGTGGGCTGGGCCATGGCGCCCGGCGTCGGGGCCGCGGCCTATGCGGAGGGCATGGGCATGGCCGGCCTGGCATCGGCTGCCGGCGGCTGGGACCGAGTGCCGAGCGACCAGCTGGCCCAGATCCACAAGAACGAGATGGTGCTGTCGGCCCCCCTCGCCGAGGGGATGCGCAACATGATCGGCCAGGGCAAAGGCGGGAACAGTGTGACCAACCTGCACGTCCATGCCATGGACGCCCCCTCTGTCGTCGCCCTGTTCCGCAAGCACAGGGGTAGCCTGGCGTCGGTGCTGGGCGAGGCTATGCGCGACGGGAGGAAATCCTAATGGCCGGCACGTTCCCGACGCTCAAGGGCCTGGACATCGCGGTCAAGCGCAGCGAGATCTACAGCACCATGGTCCAGGTGGGCTCCAGTGGAAAGGAACAGCGCGGCTCGTTCCAGGCCACGCCCCGGTTCCAGTTCGAGCTGACCATCAATTTTCTGCGCCAGACCGGTTACAGCACCAACACGGTGAGCGACGAGCTGGCCACCTTGCAGGCATTCTATGAGGCGCAGCTGGGGCAGATGCTCACGTTCTCCTACACCGACCCGGTGGATTCCACGGTGCGGACCTGCCGGTTCATGGAGGACGTCCAGGGCCTGACCCGCATCGGCGGCAAGGTCTGGGACGGCGGCGTCGTCAAACTGATCACGGTGAAATGATGAGGACCGCATCAGGAGCCCTGATCACCCTGCTGGCCACCGGCACCTATTTCATGGGCGACCTGTTCACCATCATCCTGAAGTCGGGCACCACCTACCGCTGGACCAATTTCGACCAGTCCCTCACCTACAGCAGCAACACCTGGACGGCCTCCAGCGACAACGGCACCCAGCCGCTGATCAGCCGGGGCGAGATCCGCAACGCCGTGGGCCTGGAGGTGGGGACGTGCGACCTGACCCTCAGCGGAGGCCAGAGCGCGACCATCGGCGGGATCCGGCTGGGGGTGTTCGCGGCCAACGGCGGGTTCGACGGGGCCAGCGTCAAGATCGAGCGGGTGTTCATGGCGACGGCCGGCGACACCTCGGCCGGCACGCTGTTGCTGTTCCAGGGCCAGGTGGCCAGCGCCGACTCGGGGGCCACGACCGTGGTGCTGCACCTCAAGGACATCGCGGAGTTCCTGAGCATCTCGATGCCCCGGAACCTCTGGCAGCCGTC